AGATATGAAGATAATAGCAAAACAAGGTTCAGCGCTTGAGAAGCTACTGAAACAAATGAATGAACGGCTTCTGCGTGAACAAGACGAAGCTAAAGATATGATTCGGGAATATTGTGGTTCAAGACCGGATAGTCTCGGATATGGATGGGTGTTTGGAATAACTGCTGAGTGGCTTTATACTCTTATTGGATTTGATGATAAAGAATTTGTTCCTGAAAAACTGATTCCGAATAATGATGACAAGAAGCATCCTTGTTGGAAAATCAATAAACGAAAGAAGGAAGGTCGTGAATTTATTGATAAATGGTGCAGAAAGTTTCGAGGTATAGATGGTAGACCTCTTAATAAATTGGGGATTCCGGTAATGCACGAAGAAACAGGACGCTATTTCCATTGGCTCCCACTTGAAAAAGATGGTGTTTATTACGTTTCAGTAGGTTCTTCCATTCTTGAATGTATGCCATCGGCAAAAAGTGAGCAGTTTGAGATAGAGGTTTAACGTATAACAATTAGAGAAGATAAAAAAGAATAGGAACTCAATTTTCAAGTCCCTATTCTTTTTCAACGCTTTTGGCTAGGATTCTGGTTAGGAGGAAGTGGAACTGGCTTATCGCTTTTTCTTCTTAATTTTAGAGGTTCGTCATTAACTTGTAGAGAAAGTAAATTTTCTTTAAGAGCAATACTTTTAAGTTCATCCCTCGTTAGATAAGGATCATGCTCTATCAATTTATTGTAAACATCCTCGAAATCGACTTCCTTACTTCCAACCAATAAATTCAAAATTGATGTAATTTTATCCATAATTCTATCATTAAATAAGTTTATGTCAAAAGTAGGAATTTTAAATTATGTATGAAAGTTATTCACCAAAAAATAATTCAAATCAAGAACTGATATGAATAAATTATATTTCATTGAGGATTAACTATTAACAAAAATAATATAGAATAAAATGAAGCGTCCACAGAGCAATGGGTTATTTGAAGTTACAGGAGGTCAAGAGAAAGAACGAGGTTTCTGCTGTATGAAGTTGATAACTTTCCTCTCTGCTAATAATGTAACAGATTGGGATGAATGGCATGGAGCGCATCTTTCTGCTATGTCAGGGAGATGTCCCTATGCTTCGCAGTGCCCGATTCATGAGAGAACGATAGCAGTAGTAGGTAGAAGACCAATACAATTTAGCTTATTTTGAATAATGACTAAAGAAAAGTGCATTTTATGTGGAAGAGAAACGGTATCGGTTATTAAAACTGGTACCGACTTTATGTGTTATAATTGCTATGCAGATCAGCGTAATCCTCCACGTTTAAAAGAAGTACATAATAACGAGGAAGCTCGCATACAAACAGAGTTTTTTAAACTTATTCCTTTATATTTCCCAAACATTCCGGACAGACTTATATTTGCGGTTCCGAACGGTGGTAGCCGTCACATTAGGGAAGCAGCTAACCTTAAACGCCAAGGAGTGAAGCCCGGTGTTTCCGATGTAATCGTACTCATACCGAAAAAGGGGTTTGCTTCTCTCTGTTTAGAGTTCAAGATCAAGACAGGGAAACAGTCAGATCATCAAAAAGAGTTTCAAAAACAAGCAGAGAATTGCCGAAACAAATATGTTATAGTACGAAGTGCGCAACAAGCAATTGAAGAATTAAAGAAATATCTTTTTTAATAGGGATATAGTAGGGGATACTGAATTGCTCTGATATCATACCGAAATTCCTTGCTTAAATAGATATTGTACTGATGAAAGGAGGTAATTGCCTTTTTTATTATCTTTGTTCTAAAATTATCTATATGACATTTGAAGAAGCTATTTCTCTAGTTGAGCGGATAAGAAACCAAGTAGTCGGCGCTCCCGTTAAAGGTCGGTTTATTGAATCATTGTTCATCGGGCCAACCAACTGGGATGAGATGCACGTTTTTATGAATATCTGCTTACAGAAAGGAGAAGATGAAGCTATTAGCGAATTTATCGGGAAAAGCTTCTCTGTATATGGTAAATCTGTTACCTACATTAATCCGGATCTTCCCAAGTGGGATGTAACAGTACTGGATGATTGGGAGAAGACAATATATAATTGAGAGGTAGCTTATTCGGCTACCTCTTTTTCTGTCGGAACTAAAGGGGAACAGTTTTCTCGGTTTACAACTATATCACGCATATTAGGCTTATTATTAAAATTGCGAGATATGTTTTTTATTAAATCAATATAATTATCCGCCCCATCTTCATACTGTCGATAAAAGACTTTAATTGATATGCAATTATCATGTTCAAATAAAGTATTTAATAACGTCCGATCAGAATTTCCACAAGAATGCCCCATTATAAAAACCTGATATGGGCCTAATGAAATAAAATTCAGTAGTTCTCTATAGCTTCTTGTTTTATGATAACTTATTGATTTAATATTCTCTAGAAAATCATTGTTCTGCAATTTTTCTATTTTATTATAATCATCATCTAATTCATCACCATATCCGAATATGATGGGATTATTCTCACTGTTAAGTTCTCCATGAATATTGATGATTTCATCAATATTATGATCATTATATAATTTTTTCGCTATTTGGGTGTAATTGAAATTCAAAAGTAATGTGTATGGCAGAAGATGAAACTTTTTAAAAGCCTCATCTTTGAGTTTTTTTTCAATAAATATTATTCGGGCCTCATTTTCTGTAAGGCAGTACTTATATGTTTTATTATCAACTTTTTTATCATGTTCAAATTCATCAATTGTATTAGCTTGAACCATTTCAGCAAAAATAGAATTTACATATACAGTTTGTTTACAATTAGCAATATCATCAAATTCTACAAAACTTGAAAAAGCGTCTTGTATAGATTGATGTTTTGCAATTTCAGTCTTTTCTATAATTCCTGTTAAATATTTTTCTAGCAATCTTTTTACATCATCAAATTCTTTATTAAGAGTACGGATACTTTCGTTTTGTTTTTGGGGATTTTCTTCCTGAAGTAACTCTTTCAATACACTATAATATTCATTTTCTATATCTACCCAATTTACAAGAGAACATTGATGAGATATACGCTCAAAAAAATGATTTTTGAACTTTAAATGAACTGTCACATTTGAACCAGGATCATTATTATGCTCATCAATTAGTGTATGCAATTTCCATAAAGGACTATCTTCTTTATAAGAAGAACAAACTTTATTAACTCCGGTTTTATCATATTCTTTTTCAATTTTTATAAACTGATCCTCATAGTCATTAAGAGGGTGTTTACCCCCTCCATATTGTTGGTCTAACAACCGCCAGTATTTATCATAAATCCCTTCTTCAATAGTAGCCCAATAATCATTTATAAAATCTTTATATCCAGTCTTTAAATTGTGAGCTAAGTCAAAACCGTTGCCAATAATTATAATTCTATTCATACTAGAGGTTTATTTAAGCTAATAATAAAATTTATAACTCCTGAACAAAGTCGTGGGCATATTTATTTCTTCTGCCATTATTGTTTTTTTTGTTTATTTTTTTTACATATACGAACAATTCCTCATCTATTTTTTTTAATTCATATTGCTCATTCAATTGCTCCAAGGTTTTACTATCTTCTATAGGATAAAATGTTTCTAGTCTATAAAAATCAACGTTCCCAATTCCACGAATCTGTTTACATCTTTTGTGATTCCACACAGCATATTCCTGGCCTTTATACTGGAAATTAACGTTTTCTATATTCTCATCTTTATATACTCCTGAACATTCTATACGATTAAATATGTCTTTCAACACTTTACTAAAATATTTAGGCATTATATCTTCTTTATGATATGATTTTGTGGAATCCTTTTTAACAAATTCAGAAAAATGCCTATTTATTATATGAATAATGCTATATTCTGTTATTTCGATTTTGCAATCATTCAATATTAATGAAAGATCATCTTTATCAAATAGTTCTAATATCATTAACGCTGTACAATAAATAAACTTGGTATGCAACAATATCTGCCTACATCTCAAATTGTATTCTTCTTTTTCCTTTTGAAACAATAATGGTCTTTTAGGTCTATTTATTCTTTTCAATTCCATACGAGTTTCTTTGGCAATCTGCTTTAAAAGTTCATCTGAATGTTTTTCATTTTGAATAATTATATTCCAATCACGAGCAACTTGAGACAAATATCTCACATCCCTTAACGCTTCTTTGGGAGATGCCCTATAAATCTCCCCCTTTCTGACCTTTTGATAATTGCCATTGCCTGATAAGTCACGAAAATAATTAAGATATAGCTCTTTAAACCTATAATTATCACAACATCTATAATCTTCTAGCCTCCCATCATTTCTTAAAGAATATTTGACTCCTAAGGCAAAAAAATCTTTTTCATGCTCAGAAATTTCGCCACCATTAATAGCTCTCTCCTTTATATCCTCAAAGATACAGCGAGTACGTATTTGTTCTTCTTCTGAGTTGTCTTTCAAATCAAGTTCTTCTATTTCATACATAAATACAAATGAATTTCTGTAATATATTATTTTTTAATCTTTGATTATACAATATACATAAAAGCCCTAGCCGAGTGGTCAGAGCAAATTCCGCCATCGTGTCTTGGAATTAGGGAATTCCATGACAAAAGTACTACTTATTTCTGTACCCATATAACTATTCGTCCTATTATTAATAAAAGAAAAGCAATAACGATCCCGAAAGCCCATCCACCTAGCTCTATTTTCATTTGTTGCCACCGGGTTAACTGCTTCTCGACCGGATAGGGTACATTAATAGAATCGTTTATAAGAATCGTATCGGTACTATTTGTTGTTAGGTAGCGATACAGATACTTATATTTATACTGATAAACCGTATCACCCTTTACGAGCGTATAAATGCTATCTTGTTGATAGATACTATCGATCCGGATGCTATCGCGTGTTTGGTATTCGGTACGTACGGACTCGACCGGAACATACTGAACATTCCGACACGATGTAAACCATATTGCTGACGCCAGTAATATGATGATATAGATTAGTTTTCTCATGGCTGTTTGGCTTTAATCTTATCAATAATAGCTTTTTCACATCAGACTACCTTATTGTCAAACAAGAGAATAAACCACATTTCTCACATTCATCACACGAACTACAATTAGTTATACCAGTATTCATGATACTAGTAGACTTCTCCAATGCGGATAACAATTCGTTAATAGTCTCATTCATAAGCCTAGGTATTTAACTGTCTCATGACCGGATGACTGTATTACGAAGAAAATTAGAAAATTCACTCCTGACATCGAAGCAGGGACAAGCCTTGATATATTCCCTAGATTCTACCTCTCCGCTGCCATCCAGATCCGGCGAAGTATCGCGATGCCCGAGTACTTCAATAATAGGATACTCTTTACAGAGCTTCGCGGCCAATTCGCGTAGTGCTGTCCTTTGAGCTGGAGTACGTGTATCAGCAGGCTTTCCAAATGTGTCCAGGCCTCCGATATAACAGATGCCAACACTATGCTTATTATACGAAGACTCTGAAAAGCCCTTAGTATTACAATGTGCTCCGTCAATGCTCAATGGGCGTCCATTCTCTACCATTCCGTCCAGGTCGATAACGAAGTTGTAACCGATCTGATTGAATCCCCGGGCCCGATGCATCCGATCAATATCTTTGGCTCGTAAATCCTGTCCGGCACGCGTGGCCGAACAATGGATGATAATTGCATCAATTTTCTTCATTTCTTCTCCTCCTTATTCTTTGTTATTGGACCAATCTTTATCAAATTGACACGAAAAATGATAGCTATCAAAATGGCTGTTCCTAACCAATGCCAAGAATCTTGAAAAATAAACTCCAAAACTTCAATCATTTTGCACCTCCTTTTTGTAGATAGTTCGTTAAATAGGGAATGTTTTTTATAAACTCAACGCTCAGCACATAATGCAGGAAAGCTACTACCTTGTAACCATTGCTAGAGTTAGGGAGAATTTCTTTGATATTCCTCAGAATATTTACCCCGTAGAAATAGAAAACGCTATACGTAATAAATGAGACACATTGAAGTGCACCTTCCGGATTTCCTTTGTGTTCACCAATAAAATAGATACAACTAACTAAGGCAAAGAAAATAGTTGCTTCTACGATGCATCTCCAAGCCTTTTTAAAAGAAAAGCTTTCATGATTGATTAGTAGGGCAGTAAGAAGCCCACAAATGAAGTTGAGGGCAAATACAGCAATAAGGCTTTTGATCTCCCCTGAGATAGGATTAAGATAAGCAGCTATACCGGTAATCAATCCAATAAGTAAGTTTTTGAAATAATCCATAATCATTTATCTAAAATATTAATACTTCATTTCAATACCTCGCTACAATCATCAATAGCAGTCTGGAATACCTGTTTCACTTCCTCGGGAGTCAGCCCGTGATCCTCGTGTAGAGAAAAACCAGTCACCCCGTTTTTTGATATATTAAAGAATCCGACAACTGTTTCATCATTAGAAATTTCAGCTGTGACATCTTTTACAGCCTCAGTGCCGCGAGTTGACATCCTGTACTTGATCTTGATATCTGCAGTAACCTTTGATACTGCTGTACTGTTAGTTGCTTTAATATTCATTCTTTACCTCCTTTTTCTATTAAGTCATAAATCTGTCCATAAACGCCAGCGGTGAAAAATTCCGTACAAATCTCCTTTAGGAGAGTAGCATCGTCTGTTTCAATATCAAGCATACCTCGATTGTTGATAATCTGCTGCAGCATTTTATAAGCACGTAATTTTTTAGCCATATCCATACCTAGTTGAGCATTCATGCCGGTAGCATACAAGGCTTCTGAGATCATATCACGAAGAGATTTCTTCCTCTCCTTACCATCGACTAATTCAACTGCTTCTTGACCTTTGTGATCGAGTAAGTTTCGGTTTAAATTTACTTTCATAATTATACTTTCAAAATTAATATTGTGAACATTCTACAATCATTCCTTTTATAATGTGAATCTTCATGTCTTTAGAGGCAATACCTTCTAACTGATTATTTTTAAGTCCATAAAGCCATGCATCCGAAACGACTGAAACTGAATTCCCGCTGTTGTCTTGAGGGAAAAATCCTTTGGCGGAAACGTCGCCTATCACATGTACATTACCATCGAAAAAACCTGCATAAATATAGTTTGATGGATAAGTCGGATTTGTCTTTGATGAACCATATATCGCCGCACTACCACCTGCATTTGCTCCGATTGCTGCTACTCCAAAGCGCCCGTCTGTAGCGGGATTGAAGATCACATTAACAACGCCCTCTTTAGATGTTCCTGATCCTAATTTTAAGCTACGTGATGTCCCACCAAAATAATCGGAACGTGTCCAGATAAGACGTCCTTTTTCAATAGTAAATCCACCAACAAATCCAACCTCAGCATCAATTCGTCGTACTTTAATCAAGTCAGTATTAAGATAACCTCCTATGATAATAGTACTACCGAGCTGCGCAGCTTCAACGGCATCTTTAAAAGCCAATCCGCCTAAACCGTCTCTGTCTACTTTAGAATTAATCACTGTCTGCAGATCACTATGAAGCGCAGTAATAGTAACAGCACCTTCCAAATTGATCTTAGATGAATGGATTGTTGTTGCTCCGGCCGCCTGGTTGATATAAGATATAAGCGTATTACCATTTTCCAGCTCCTTAGAAGCGTATATCTTGTTACCGTCTGCCGTGGTAATCCATCCGGCTGTATCAATACGTTGTGTAATGCTATCTACACGTGTTACTTGTGCGGATATTCTATCGCTCAGTATATCTAATTCTGCCTTGTTATCGTCGGCGAACTGTTTGAGCGCATCCTGTATTGATTGATTAGCTGCTTCGACGGCTGTATTGAAACTGGCTAAAGTTGAGTTAAAGAGAGCGAATTTATCATCAACGTTTTTTTTCTCCGCAGTAGTGGTCTGCCCGTCAGCAATAGCAACGTTGATTGCTGCGAGGAGATTGTCGATAGCCCCAAAGAGAGAGATTTTAGCATTGAGTAGGTTAGTCTTAGCAACACCAACCAAGTATGTATTTACATACAGCTTATTATATGTAGCTTCTACAGAGGCTTTCGTGTTCTTGACTGTATTGATATATTTCTCAATAGCTTTAGCTTCTGCTTCTGATATAATACCGTCAGCAAACGCACCGTCGATATAATCATGTAAATCACTAACATCACCGTTTACTTTTTCAGCGGCTTTTGCGGCATCCGCCGCATCCTGTAACGCTTCCAGTGCTTTTTTCATAGCATCATCGGCGAAAGACTTTAACTTGTCCTGTATGGACTTATTAGCTTCTTCGACAGCAGTATTAAAGTCAGCATAAGCACTGTTGAAGCCTGCAAACTCTGTATCAACAGCCTGTTTTTCGTCTGGAGTAGTAAGCTTGTCTGCAATGGCGGTATTTATTGCATTTATCAATCTTTCTATGGACCCCATCAGCGTAACCTTTGCATTAAGCAGGTTTGTTTTTGCGACTCCGGTTAAGTATGTATTTGCATATAGTTTGTTGTATGTCGCTTCTACAGCTGCTTTCGCATTGTTTACTGTGTTGATATACTTTTCGATAGCACTAGCTTCCGCCTCGGATATTACACCGTCAGCAAATGCGCCATCTACATAATTATTTAGATTGGAAACTGCATTGTTTGCTTCACTGGCACTCTTGGCTGCCGCATTGGCTGCTTCCATAGCAGCAGCGGCCTCTCTTAATGCTTCTTCTGAATAACCTTTCAAAGCATCGTGTATCGCTTTATTTGCTGTTTCTACGGCAGCGGTGAAGTCGGCATACGCAGAATTAAACAAGACATACTTATCATCAACGTCTTTCTTTTCTGCAACAGTTGTCTGTCCATCCGCAATAGCATCATTGATAGACTTGATAAGATTCTCAATGCTTCCCATCAACGTAACTTTAGCATTAAGTAATCCCGATTTGGCCGTTCCTGAGAGATAAGGGTTCACATACAGTTTGTTGTATGTTGCTTCTACAGCTGCTTTGGCATTGTTTACCGTGTTGATGTACTTTTCAATAGCCTTAGCCTCCGCTTCCGTGATGATACCGTCAGCGAAAGCACCATCGACATAGTCATGCAAACCTCCCACAGCATCGTTTGCATCAGCTGCAGACTTCTGAATAGAATCGATCAGATCGCTTACTTCAAGCCATTCTTCCAAATTTTCTAATCCGGAGGAGCCTGCCTTAATTTGAATATTTCCACCTATTTCACTTTTAACCAGGTCGAAGTATGTCTTTCCATCCGGAGAGATGATCCGTTCTGTCGTTACGCGGCCCGGCAGAATCTCAGTGAATCCATATAACTCAACGAAGCTGCGCTCACCTTCATACTCACTGTTTAGGATGCCGGTTAGTAGGTGATAATATCCTGCTATCTGTTCCATTTTGATAGCTGTTTCACTAAGAAGGAATGTGCCGGTCTGATTCTCCTTGCTGCATACAGCATACAGATAATATTTCTTCTCTGGGGCAATAAGCGTCGGAGAATTATATTCAGCCATATCCCAAAACTTGTATTCGCTAGCCTTGTGTTCAGACGACACAGCTTTTATCCCTAGCGTCATGTGTTGGATAATGCCGGCAGGCGAATGTAGAACCTTTGTATTGATATTGTAAGTAATGTTATGAGATACTTGTACCGGGACCGCTTTTGATCTGACAAAGCGGAACTGCAAACTTTCATCACCTACAAGTAACTGCATCGTTTGTATCGTGATGGGGTTGATTGATCCGGAGAAGTTCAATAAAGCATCTTCAAGCATAGACATAGTTTCCTTTGCATCACGAAAACGGCGCTTGGTAAATCGCAAAGAATCTTTATACTTGATATCTACGTCAACTTCATTTGTCTCGATTTTATCTAGTTCGCTGGTTACGGACGTACCAACTGGATCATTTGATAATTCTATTTCCGGAGAATAGGGATTGTTCACATAACGCTTGATTCCTATCATACGAATAAGCGAACCTTCCGGATGAAATTGGCTATCGGAGAAGTTTACATAACCGCCTAATACAATTTTACCGCCTATCTTTAGCCAGCGTTTCTTTGCCCAGATACCGTCCAAGGTCCCGGTAAAAGTGAATTGCTTATCTTCATGCTCAAAGAGATATTTAGCAGCTTCCTTGAATACTTCCCAGCTCGCACCTGTCTGCTCTTCATCATTACAGATATATGAGTTCGGTAACTGAATGCCAAATACTGCGTAAGTATCGCCTGTCTTAGGATGCCAAACATCATATTCCGGCATAGTGATACCGTCGATCTCCTGTGGAACTATTTCAAAACGTCTACCTGCTTTCTCTATTTCTCCATCCTCTTTAAGAATGGGCTCATGGATATACTTGACTTCAAACTCTTTGCCTGTCAGTATACCTGTTTGGAAGATGACGGTCATGGTCTCTCCGGCTATCAGACATTTCTTAAAATCAAGATCGTTAGGTATATCGCTATCTACAAAATCATAGAAGTTAGTCTCCTTATTGACCTCGATAACAGAGCTAACAGTACCAATACGAGAAGGATAGATTGCAGTGCAGTCTAGACTATCCTCTTTACCTGTAACCAAGGTCTTGTCAGCACGCATGACACTGGTTCCGTCTGCATCAGTTATATACGTTCTACCTTCATAATGAAGGGTCTTAGATTTGGGTAGTAACAGATATTTAGCTCCGTATGTCGAGTAGTTGATATTTCGATCAGAAGTTTCTACTAGGACAATTTCGGGCGGTATATCTCCGGATTCCCGACCAACACCAACCTTGAAACCATGGCCTTTACCATAAGACAGCTTCAAAGGATTATTCTTGTTATATTCAACTTTACGAAGATGAACCGTCTTTCCAGTAATCTGCCATTCCGTTTCATACGTATCTGCAAGTTGATTAAGGGCAGCAAGAATATATGTGTGATTATAGTTGATAACTTTATCTGTTCCTTCGATGCAATCACCGACTTTCCAGCCCATATCACGACGATTTAGGTTCTCGACGAGTAATCGTAGGTGTTCATGTGCTTTAGCTGTATATGCGAATTTGATGCTGTTATCTGCAATGTGACGAACTTTCCACATCATAGCATCCGCTTTAGCTGTTTCAAGGATAAGTGTATATTCAAAGTTGCGCTCACCTTTCTTCTTGAAATTACTATCTTTTTTGAGAGAATAACGCTTTCCGTAAAAGTCGCACCAAGTTCCGACCGGTATTTCTAAGTATCCCGGATAGGAAAAATACAAATTAAGTGTATCCTCCGCCATGATCGCTTCGTAAGAGTAACTTTCGTCCTTTACATCGAGCTTTATTTCCTTATTACCACTATATAAAATTATCATATCATCTGATTAGAATTATACTCTAAAATATAATCAGGTATGTATTTTTAATTCATTTTTTAGCTCAAATATGTTTGATAGGAGTGAGGATAAATCTTGGCTTTTGGAATAAGTTCTCTCGGAACCAATTATGCGAAGTCGGACTTTTCAAATGTTATTACAAAGTCTCTTGGACAGAATGGATACTATAAGTTCCCCGACGGCTTAATGATTCAGTGGGGGTATTCAAGTACTTCTGGAATAGGTAAAACTGTGTATTTTAATACTACCTTTTATGATAGTAATTACACTGTTCTATTGACTGGGACTAGGAAAGTACATAGTAATTATATATATTCTTTTGATGTATTTAATAAATACACATCTTATTTTGTTATGGACTCCGTTTATCAAAATGTTGATTCCGATGCCGGAGGTTTTAGTATAGCTTTCTATTGGTTTGCTATTGGTCGTTGGAAGTAAAAGAATTATAACACTGAAATAAATATGAGACACTTTAGTAGAAAATTAGTAATCATAATTGTAGTCATTATTGCGCAAAGTTCTCTCGGAACTACG